CGCACAGTGCTTGCACCGTACTTCCGCGCCCCCCCCCCCTGCTGGGGGGGCCCTTACTACCAGTCTAACGGCCACTCACACTGGTCGAGCAGTTTCTCCATGTCATCCTCGGCGCCATTGAGACGATAGATCTCTGCGATCTCAACGTCCAGCCACCCGAGGGTCGGGTAACCACCCTCCCTGCCTGCCGGCATGTCGAGGCAAGCCATCCCTTCGGCCATCATACGGATTTCTGCCTCTGTGAGTGAAAACAACTGGTCGTACTGGGCAAATTGGGCATTTCCTATAGGCAGCCTGCGGTAAGACTGCTTAAGGTCTTGGAACCTTGCCGCTTTTGTGGGATCTTCAAACCTGGCGACCCTAGTGTAGTTGGTAATTTTGTTCACTAGTTCTCTGGCCACCAGTTCGAAAGGTGTTCCGCAGTTCGACACAAGCTCACACATTGCCTTACCTAATATTCTCATCTGGAGGTCGCGTCCTGCAACTCTCAATGGGCAATGGTGAAAATTTTGAAGGATGCGGTGGGGATTCCTCACCATGATAGGTGTTCCGTCGTGTTGGAAGAAGATCTTGGAGTGACAGAACTCAACCTCGTTCAAGAGGTGTGTCACTTCGCGGGTTTCCTTCAGGCCAAAGCACTTGGGCAAGACTTCATCAAAGCTCTTGCAGGCCTCTTCCACGTCCTCTGCTTCCAGTATAACGACTGAGTCATCCCCATCACATAAAAACTCAAATTTTATTCCAAGTGGGTCCAGACAAGCATGTGTCACAGCTATGTTTATGATAGAATTTCCACCACCTGTATTTCTATCTCCTGACATCCTAGTACCTTCTGTGCGGTATTTTATGCCATTCTTGGTGTAGCAAACATTTTTCAACTGTTGGTCTAAGATCTTCATCTCTGTTCCGAAACACTGTCTGTAAAATCTGTGCTCTAGCTGTAACAGATGCACTTGGATGTGAGCGTCGAATTTGCTAAAATCCCTCATGATGTAGGCGGGCCTCCGGAACTGAGCCACTTTCTGCAAGAAGACTTCAGCTCTTTCATAGGCATTCAGGCCCTTGAAACACTCAGGTGTTTGTGAGGGTCCTAGGCCTTTACCGCCCAATATCTCATGTTCCAGCGGTGTTAGGTACTGGCCCAACATGCCAGCCATGCCTTGGTCACGTGCTTGGATCATTCTCGGAGCTTTCTCTTTTATCTGTTCTTCTGAGTAGAGTTCAACTTTTATGAAAGACTGAACTCGTGCCCTGCGTGGTATTGTCTGCATAGCGTATAGGGTACGG